TTAGCTGCAGTCCAAGCAGGTCCTGGTGGTTTCGGGACTAACGCCTTTAATTCTAATGATACAACGGGAGCAACAGATACAGCAACTCAAACTGCAGCTTATACTTTATTATGCCAGGGAGGGCAAACCCCTCCTACGTATTCAGATCCTGCAGGAACAGGGCTTGTCAACTATGGGCCTGGAACGTATTATTTAAATGCTCCTTTTATGGATGCTAGCCTTGGTCCAACAGGGAAGATGAGGGGAGCTAAGTTTAGGGGAGCAGGAATGGATTTGACTAGGTTTGTCTTTCAACCTAGTGTTGCTATGCCCATGATCTCTAATAAGAAGTGGCAGAATCTCCAGTTTGAGGGCATTACTTTTATTTGTACTACTCCTGGCTGTGATTTTCTACAGAGTTTAGAGCAAGCTGGGATTAGTAATATTCAATATAATAGTTACTATAATTGTGGGTTTAGTGGTTTTCAGAATACCTTTATGTTGACAGGAGGGAATAATAACAGCGAGTGGAATTGGAATCGTTGTGCTTTTGGATCTACTACCAATAATATTCTGTATGTCCCAGGAAATATTGTAGCGACTATTAATGCAAGTAATACTAGTATTCTTATTCCTAATTCCCCTGTAGTTGTTCCTTTAGGAGCGACTATCACCTTTACGGCTACGTTAGGTAATTTGACTCTCAATACTTATTATTACGTTATCGAATCTTCAACGACTGATATGCAAATCTCCGCTACCCCAGGTGGGTCAGCGATCGTTCCTAATACAGGAGGAACACTAACCGTTAGTGTTGCTACTGATCAGATTTTAAATTTTAGTTTTACAGATTGTAAGTATGACCCCAGTTCTTCCAATGCTCCTTGGGTCAATATGTCTAAGGGTGGCCACATCATCTTTAATGGCTATACCGACATTTCAGGTTGGTCACCTACGGTCGATACTTACTTAGTTAATACGATGGGAACTGTGCATGCACGCGGAGTACAGAACCTTTCTATTGATCATATGCGAATGGAATGTTTAAGCACACATGCTCTCTTTTGGCAGAATCAATGGGCCTCAGGGAATTGTTCTATTAAGAACTTTGACGATAGTTCTTCTTTACAAGCTTCCACCATTAATCACGTATTAGTGAATATTCAAAACAATCCTGGGCCTGAAATCGTTTATGACAATTGCAGCTTCCAAGGAACTCATACTTACGCCTTTGGAACAAACGCCTTTTCTTTCCAAAGTTCAGTTCAATATCGTAGCTGTAATATAGCGCATTATCCTAATGCGAAGAGCTTTGCTTTGATTACCGGATCTGTCAATGTAGGCGGGACGCCAGTTATTGCTTTCGACATCAATTGTCGGGGTACAGGAGCTTCCGAACTCTTTCCCTGTAACCTGAACTGGCAACTTTCAACTACAGGTATTGCTAATGCTTGGATGGCAAACTTTGTAGATCTAAATGCTAAAATGCCGGTGAATGGTGGAAACATTCAACGTATATTACCTATCAATAGTGTTATTAAAGCAATTTATATGGTGAAGAGTGCAGATTCACAAACAGGTGCTTTCAGTTATACTTTACAAACTACTGAGGTTTCCCCCACAGTACTTGCTACTGTAACTGGGACGAATGCAGGGGCTGCAATTATTTTTGTTAATGCAACTCCTCCTCTTACGTTTTTAATGGATACAGACTTACGTCGAACATTACAATTAATAGACAGCCAAAATAGGTCAGTGCCAATGGGTGGTTGTGCATTTGTAGTGGAGTATATAGCTTAATGTCACAATTTGGTGGGTTTCAAGCTGGGGGGTTTCAAAACGATTACCAAACTAGCTTAATTATTCTATTGGTTGTTGACCCTGATTATGAGATAGTTCGTCCCTATAACTATAGGTTTTGTTCTAAGACTCCTGAAGATGACGTAGTTCTTACTTTCAACTTTACTCAAGTCTTATCGGAAGATGAAACTTTTATAGGGTTACCTACCCTCACGATGATTACTTTATATGGGGGAGATTCCAACCCCATGGCTTTACTTAATGGGTCTCCACAAGTGGATATCACAGGTAAACTTATCATGGTACCTGTAATTGGTGGTTTAGATATGAATGACTACGTAGTCACTCCTTGGTGTGCTACCACTAATAATTTCAAAGGCCTTGGATGGCCAGGGCTTCTTCCTGTCAGGACTTACCCTAATCGCATGGGAGCACCCTAATGCCTTTAGTTCATATGTTCGACAAAATGAGTTTTTATGCTCCAGGCGAACTAGGTAAATCTCGGAGCATGACTCCTGAAGGCTTCCTTCTCTGTGAAGGGGTAGCTATTGCACGAACGGGACAACAGATTTATTCCACAAATGAACTGCCCTTAGAGGGTGGAGTCGATGGTCGGATTGTGATAGATCGGACTCCTGATGAAGTATTTAGAGAAGAAACTATTGCAAGTTTTGAAGGGAAGCCTATTACTGTAGAACACCCTAATGAATTTGTATCTCCTGAGACATGGAGGAAATTAGCCGTAGGGCATGTTCAGAACGTCCATCGAGGGGAAGGAATTGACGATGAGTTTTTAATGGCTGACTTACTGATTACAGATAAAGACGCCATTAAATATGTAAATAAGGAATTGCCCGAGTTATCATGCGGCTACGACTCGGACTATGAACAACCGGAAGCCGGCCGAGGAATCCAACGTAACATAGTGGGAAACCATGTAGCGTTGGTAGAGCGTGGCCGAGCCGGGCCACGTTGTGCTATTTTAGATCATCAACCTGAGGTAAATGAAATGAACGGTAAGACTAAGTTTTTGGATAAGCTGGGCCGGCTGCTTCAAGCTTTCCAGGCCAACGATAAGAAAGCTTTGGATAAAGAAATGGAGGATGAAGAGAGTGAAGATACTTTAGATGCCATGGATGCTAAGATTAAAGACGCTATCGATCGGCATATGAAAGATTGGATGGATAAGTGGAAAGACGCCAAAGAGGAAAAAGAAGAGAAGAAAGAAGCTAAGGACGAAAAGAAAGAAGAGAAGGAAGAAAAGAAGGAAGAGTCTAAAGATGAAAAGCCTACTACCGGAATTACCAAAGAACAACATGAATACTTTAAGGAGAAGTTTGCTCAAGACGAAAAGGATGCTATATTAAGTCCTGAGCATATGAAACATAACCCGGATATGCTGGGACGTGTTTGGGTAGGGGACTCAGCTAGTTCTACTATCAAGGATATCTTAGGGCGTGCTGAGATTCTCGCTCCGGGTATTACCATCCCAACGACTGATTCAGTCAGTCATAAATCTGTCAAGGCTTTTATGTATACAGCCTTAGCACGAGCAGCGACGACAGATGTAGGCAAGGCTTGTATTCAACCTTTCTTGTTGGATCGAAAGCTGGAAACTCTGGATGGCCGAGAGACTCTGGCAGTGTTTAATGGGGCGGCCGAATTGATGCGTATGAGTAACAATAGTAATGCTCGTCCGGGGACTAAGACCCGAGATGATTTTGGTAAAGCTGTTACTCCCGATGCAATCAATGAAGCAAACAAAAAGTTCTGGGCCGAGCGTAAGCGCGCCTAATCTTATTTTTACAACGAGGTAATTAACATGGCTCTCTTGAGTAATGCAATCACTTTTCGCATGCCTTATGCGATTCCTGGCGATCTAGTCCAAGGGGCTGGTCGTTCTAACGTCAAAGCTGAGGTCTACGGGGCTACTCCTTTTCTTTCTTATGGTGTTCCTGTAACTCTCTCCAGTGGCACGGTCATTCCTTGTAATTCGAGTTTAGGTTCGACAGCTAATGCTGTATATGGTTGGCTTGTGCGACCCTTTCCCTTACAAGAGTTTGCTTCCCCTTCTAGCACGTTGGTTGCTAGTTTATCGGCTTTACCGCCGACTACGGGTATAGCTAATGTAATGACTTCCGGCTATATTGGTGTCTTTGTACAGTCGGGTGCTTCTAGTGTAGTAGAAGGGGGAGCAGTTTATGTCTACTTTGCTGCTACTTCAGGGGCTCATATTATTGGTGGTGTAGAAGGAACTACTTCTGGTAACAACTTCGCAGTTGTTAATACAACCAATAGCCGTAAGACTTGCTATTTCACTGGCCCTTGTGATGCTAATGGCTTTACTGTCGTAGCATTTGGCGTCTAATAATACTTTTTCTTTACAGAGGTTTCAAAATGAATGCTCAAACTCTTCACCCGGCCACCGTTCAAGCGGGGGTGGCTACGGCACTTGCCGCGAAGCGCGGGAAGCTGACTGTTGTCAAAGGCACTAACTCGAGTTTAAAGACACGTAAAAGTGTCTCTACTCGAGATGGCTTAATGACGTTCGACCAACAAACGATCGACTCTTCAGGTGCCTTCCTGGTTGGAGAGTTGGAGCGTTTGGATCAACGTCTGCATATGCCTTTGGCTGCGGTCACCTGGGGTCGTGATATAGACCTTCGATCGGACGTCTCGATGGCAGACGAGGATTCCAGCTTCACTAATAGTACCTTTGCATCAGCACAAGGTGTATCAGGCTCTAATAAAGCTTGGGCTGGTAAAGATTCCAGTGCTATCGTTGGTGTTGGTCTGGATATTGGTAAGCAGATCTTCCCTTTGAACATTTGGGCTGTACAGCTTAGCTGGACTCTGCCTGAACTTGCTTCTGCTCAGAAACTGGGTCGCTCAGTGGATCAGCAAAAGTATGAGGGCATGCAGCTTAAGTATCAGATGGATGTTGACGAAATGGTGTATGTGGGAGATACTGCTCTCGCATTAACTGGTCTCTTCAATCAAACCAATCTGACTAATACGGGTAACGCAGTCAATGGAACCTGGGCCAGTGCATCCCCTGCACAAATCCTAGCAGATATTAACTCGTTACTCTCCAGTGTCTGGACTAAAACGGGCTTTGCGATTGTTCCTGATCGTTTGTTAGTAGATCCCACGTCCTATTCGATTCTGGTCTCTACTCTAATTAGCACTGCAGGTAATATCTCTATTCTCGAGTTCGTGAAAGCGAATAGCCTTAGCAATGGTGCTAATGGTCGGGAGCTAGATATCCAACCCTGTAAGTGGCTGCTTGGAACTAACAATGCAAATACGTTAGGTGTTGCTGCAACTAACAGCATGTTTGCTTATGTGAAAGATCCTATGCGGGTACGGTATCCTTTAGTTCCCCTGCAAAGGACTCCGATGGAATACCGGGACATTCGCCAACTGGTGACCTACTTTGGTCGCTTAGGTTGCATTGAAATGGTATATCCTGAAGTATGTGGTTTACGTTCTAACTTAGGTTAAGTTGGAAGGGTGGGAAGACCCTGAGGAGTTTTTATGCCGACAATTAGAGTGCTCAAGCCTTTTGTCTTTTCTACGCCGGTACCACAAGGAGTGAATGGACCGGCGATAGAAAAGGTCTATTTAAAAGGCGATCATGAAATTAGTGAAGAGATGTGGAATCATCCTTGGATTAAAGGGACGTTAGCGGAAGGGAGAATCGAATCCCCTAAGCAGACTTTAGCAAGAGCACAGAAGGAATTGGAATCAGCTAAAGAGTCTAAGAAAGTAGCAGATGAAGCAACCGCTCAAGCGAATGCTGCTTTTGCAAGACTTCAAGCTGCTGTTCCTGGGAACCTTGCTTCTAAAGAAGAAATCGAGAAGGAACTTAATACTCCTGTTAGTCAACTTCGTAGAAAAGGAGCTCAGGGTAAATGATCACGGCTACCCTCTTTCGTCAGAACTTCACAGCCTTTTCGGACCCTGGTGTTTATGATGATAACTCCGTAAGGCTCTATTTAGGGATAGCTAATAATCTGATGAATGATGATCGATGGGGTAGTAATAGTGACGAAACTTTAGATACAAATGGAGACATCGTAGCTATGGGGACTAAAGACTATGGAATTTGTCTCTTTACTGCACACCATTTAGTTCTAATGGCTAGAGATAATGCTACAGAACGAGCGGGGGGAATACCAGGAATAGTCGAAGGGATACGAAATTCTAAGAGTGTTGATAAGGTGTCTGTGGGTTATGACACTCAGGAGGCAGTGATCAAAGGAGGAGACTTCTGGAATATGACTCAGTATGGGATTCGGTTTCTCCATTTAGCTAAGATGATGGGAACTGGACCTTTACTTAATATTCTCTCAGTAGGTTCTTTAGGGAATGGTGCTACAGGATGGCCGGGGTTTGCCTCAGGGGATTTTAATGGCAATTGAAATCACTAAGGATAATGTCTCTAAGATCTTCAAGTCTATGGCGGACCTTACTGGGAAAGCTGTTTATGTAGGAATCCCAGAGGCTGAGAACCCTAGGCAAGAAGAGGAGATGAACAACGCTCGATTGGGATATATACATGAATTTGGGTCCCCTTTAGTAAATATCCCGGCTAGGCCTTTTTTGATTCCTGGTGTCAAAAACGTTGAAAAAGAGACTGGGGCTGAGCTAAAAAAAGCAGCAGATGCAGCTCTAGCTGGAGACTCTCAATTAGCCGATCAGAAACTAAATCGTGTTGGGATTATAGCTTCGAATGAAGTGAAGCGAGTACTTAACTCAAATCTTCCTCCTCCCTTGAAGCCTAATACTGTGAGAAATCGTTTTAGGAATCGAGGGACTAAGACTCATCGAGATAATGAAATTTTGTATATGCAATTGATTGCTGGAGGTACGGAACCTGGAGCGGCACAGGATCAAGCAGGGATTGTGGCATTAGTCGATACAGGGCAACTTCGCAATTCTATTACTTACGTCATAAAGAAGTAACATGCCTTTACTTGACGTCAGTGAGATATTGACTGATCCTGACTTCTGCCAACCTTTGATCTGTAATCGTCTGAAACAAACTGTAGGTGAGGATGGCCTTGCTATCAACACTCCAGTTAGAATTCGTTTTACGGGGGTTGTTACTACGGTAAGTGGCCTTGAGTTAGAACGCAATGCCGTAGGGGAATTGATCACAGGGACTATCCTAATCTGTACCCGGTTTCGCCTGACGGATGGGAAATCAGGGCTGAGCGCTGACATTATCGATATTGGGCCCAGGCGCTATACTGTCACCAATGTGTATCTCTACTCCCAATATGGCCGTGGGTTCGTTGAAGCGGTCTGTGATCTCATACCCCTTGCAGGGACCATCCCCGGGGCTTACGACCCACCTGAGTGCCCCTGAGGAGGTTTAAATGGGTAATACGTCGGCCACCGGAGGTGTTTTATCTCCTCTGGGGACCCTCCCATTTGATGACGTCGACCTAGATGCCGTCTTCCAGATTTTGGTAACCGGTATTACTGGATTAGACGGCTCCTTGGTCCGCCCTCGATGGCAGGTGTCGGTGCCCATTCAACCGGAGCCTAACATAAATTGGTGTGCCATTGGGGTGTCATCAGTAGAGCAAAGTGCAGGCCCTTGGTTAGTTTATGATGCTCCTAGTAACACAGAACTCTATTGGGACCATGAAGGTTTGACAGTACTTGCTTCCTTTTATGGTCCTAATTCTCAAAGCTTTATGCGACTACTAAGGGCTGGGCTTAACGTCCCTCAGAACACGGAATCCCTATTGCCTTATATGATTAGGTATGTAGGATGTGGGCCTATCCGAACAATGCCTGAGTTAGTTAACCAACAATGGATACGACGACAAGATATATCGCTCGAATTCCGTCGTAAAGTTATTATGACTTATGGAATTGAGAACATATTAATATCCGAAATTAACTTGATCGATGACACTGGAAAAGTTAACGACGTGATCATCGTCCCACCCGGTTCACAAGTGGAGTCTTAATACCATGGCTAATCTTGGGCTTTCTGTTAATGACGTTGTTAACGTCTCGGTCACGCTGACGCCGCCTGCAGCGCAACAACGTAATTTTGGCTCCCTCCTTATTCTAGGAGACTCAGGAGTTATTGATGTTGTTACTCGGTATAGGTTATACACTTCTTTAGCTTCAGTGTCCGCTGATTTTGGTAATAGCGCTGAGTATCAAGCGGCAGCTATTGCTTTTGGTCAGAACCCTCAGTTGTCACAACTGTATATAGGAAGATGGGCTAACGTAGCTACCTTAGGAAGGCTTTCAGGAGCTCCTTTAACTGTAACTCAACAGCTTATCACTAATTTTAATACTATTACTGCTGCTAGCTTTACCATCTCGATTAACGGTTCCCCTACTAATTTCAGTGGTATTAACTTAACAAGTGCTACTAATCTTAATGGTGTAGCTTCATTAATAACGACAGCTTTGAGTGGTAATGGTACGGTGATTTGGATTCCAAGTACTAGTTCTTTTGCTTTTTCTAGTGCTACTTCTGGGCCTACTTCTTCAGTGGG